ACTTGGTGTTACGCAGTACGAATGGCAGAATATCTCTGCTATGAGTGGTGCGGACATCAGCATGGACGGCCTGAAGCAGTCGGATACCGACCGTGTTGAATACACGAGCGCGACCATGCCGCTGCCTATCATCACTAAGAACTGGCGTCTGAACCTCCGGTATCTTGAGCAGTCCCGTCGTAAGGGTATGCCTATGGATACCTTCGCAATGAGTGAATCGGCTCGTTGTGTGGCGCAGTTCGCTGAGTCCATGATGGTTACGGGCACCAATAGTTTCGCGTATGGTGGTGATACGCTCTATGGTCTGCTCGACAGTCCGAATGTGGAAGCGGTTACTTCTGGTAGTGGTCTGTTCACTCAGGCATGGGATGACCCGACAGTTACGGGCAGCGGTATTCTTGCCGACCTGCTTGCTATGGTCAAGAAGATGAATGATAACAAGCGGTTTGGTCAGTTCTCGCTCTGGCTGCCGCAGAAGTATCAGACGGCTCTTGCCAAGGACTACACTGATGGCTATCCGAAGACGATTGCCGCACGTCTACTGGAAACTGGTACGATTGATAGTATCAATTACAGTGACTACTTCACGCAGTCCGGTGGTAAGGATCGGATTTGCTTGATCGAGCCGAATAAGGCTACAATCGCAGTTGTTCGCGCTATGGACTTCCGCGATTTTGAATGGCAGTCCCACGGTGGATGGGTCATGGAGCACAAGGTTGCTGGTATCTACGCACCTCTGATTCGTGCGGACGCTGGTGGCCTCAAGGGTATCGTGAAGGCTACCCTCACCTAAGCAATAGGAGAATATTGCGAACAAGGGCACACTGGAAACGGTGTGCCCTTTTTTCTTTAGAGGAATTATGATTAGTGTTATAATGACGCCATGCAGCGATACTAAGGCGTTTCAGAAACAAGTAGAGACGATACGTGGTACAATAGGTACAGAACATGAGATAGTATGTACGCTTATTAAAGGCGACCCAATGTTGGAATGGTTTGAGGATTACTGTAGAGATAATACCATTCGCAATATGAAAGTACCCGACTTAGGTTATGTTACACTGATAAATGTATTAGCGGCTAGAGCATTGGGTGACTTCATATATTACGTCTCTCCTACTACAACAATAAAAGAAGATGAAAAGGAATGGGGAAGGGCAGCAATATCATTACTCCCATATCCAGATAAGATAGGCGGTATTCTTTTATCAAATAAGCCTAATGACTTACAGTGCAACGCTTTATTGATTACACAGAAGACGTTTCATTGTCTAGGCTATTATACATTACCATTATTTGAGACTGCGGTATATGGAGCAAGATGGAACGGTAGTATATTGACAGAATTGAAAAGATTAGTTAATATGCCTTGTGGGATTGAATACGGCAGCATAGCGAATAATGAGGGGTATGCCACAGATAAGACTATGTTTGATGTCACCCGTATAGGCAGGATGAACGCTATGGCTAGGGTACAACAATTTATGGAGGCAGATAATGACTGAAGATACGGTGTTGGTTACTGATGCGGAATTAAAGGCTATATGCACTGAGCTAGATGCTACTGCCGATACTACATTCTTTATAGCATCGGCACATAGCATTATATATGAATATTATGGTTCTAGCACAAGATTCACGGAAACCCGTCTCAAACTGATAGAATTGTATCTATCTGCTCACTTTGCCGCTATCACTAATCCTAGTGTGGCATTTGAAGGTATTGGCAAGCTACAGCAGTCTTTCCAATATAAGATTGGTTTGGGATTAGAGAATACCAAGTATGGGCAACAGGCTTTACTATTAAGTGGTAATACTCTATTGCGTAAGAAAATCTCTATATCATGGTTAGGAACCATACCGGAGGAAAATGAGAATAATACGGAAGTGTAGGATACATGACGCCGTATTGTGGCGCAAACTAGGCGATTCTGGACGTGGGTATTATCTTTATGATAAACCCGTCCAAATCAAATGCCGTTGGAATCAGACGGATGAACAGATGGCAACGAAAGAGGGCATAGAGTTTCGCTGTATATCTGACTTAATAGTAGATAGAGACGTTGCTGTTGGTGATTTGTTATGGTATGGGTTACTTACTGATATTACTTATGACACAACCGACCCGTTAGTTATACCTAATGTCGGCGTAGTGCGTAAGGTAGAAAAGATTACTACTTTGCGTAATACTGATATGACTAATTTCGACCTAACTGCTTGTTTTGTATATCTAGGACAACCCTAATGGCGACATATCGGACATTCCAAGGTAGAGGCTATCAGTTTGTCAAAGGACTTCAACAGTCTACTGGCAATCGTGGTCTTATCCGTATGTCCGTAAGTTCTGTAGGATGGGATAAGGCGTACTCACGGCTGAGGGCTATTCCACCTAATATCAAATTAACTCTAAAACAAGCAAGTAATAAAAACGCTAGACGGGTTGCGGAAGTAGCTAGGGAATATGTTCCGCATGGACAGGAAACAGATAAACTGCAAGATAGTATTGAAGCGGTTGGAGTACAAGACAAAGGTGCTGCGGGAATAGTATCTACGGTACGTGCTAATACGCCATACGCCCATTTTGTTGAGATGGACGTACACCCATCGTATACCGACTGGAACGCAGCAACGGTATTTGGGCGTCGGCAAGGCGGCCTGCCGCAAGGCCCGCATTATATGGAAAGGGCTATGGCGGATACTTTTCAAGAGAGTCAAGCTACTATGTACAAAGCCGTTACAAAAGGCATTAAAATGGCCTTAAAAATGGCTACAACGAAACGTGGGCTGGACTTCGCAACTGGTAAAGGAGCTAAAGCGGCTGCTTTTGTGTCCTCCGCTTTAGATACCGGCATGACTATCGGTGTGCCTACAGAATTTGGTATAGTGCCATTACAATCTATGGGGTTGGAGGGATTATGAAGAGTGCTGCGGAAGAACTGATGGATTATTGCCAGAGTAAAGGTATTGGCAAGGTAGGTGAATTATTGTTTTATGGTAGGATGTTTGACACTGCTGCCAATAAGCAAGAGGCAGTCATATTCATAGATGCGGCGGAGGGGACATACGAAAGGAGATTCGATGCAATCGCTTTTGAAAATAATATGGTGGATATACAGGTTCGTAGTGACACACCGGGTAGAGGTTATGAGCTTCTTGACAGGATTAGGGTCTGTATTGAAGGAATTAAAGGGTATATTAGCCAAGATAAGACGAAATACGAAGCGGCGTTTGCGGCGTCGCCGCCGAAACTCCTGATTTATAGTCGGGCTGATATGTACGTACATTCTATGCCTATAAAAGTTATGCGTAGGACTACACGTACTTGACGTTTTAACATAATAATGCTAATCTGCATTGTGTTGGGTACAACTTCATTAGGAGGATTATATGGCTGATATTGGAAAAAATGCTTTTGAACCGTCTGGTACTACTATGACGATTTCGGCAGGGTCTACTTCGTGGACTGTGTATGCCGTTGAAATTACCCCGCCCGCATGGGATGGTGGTGACGCTATTGATATTACCACTCTTGGTAATACTGAATTCAAGACGAAGATGGCGCAGACGCTGAAGGATATTGGTGAGGTTGCTTTCTCTTGCCATTATGATCCTTCTGTTTTTGCTTCTGCCCCAATCAATGTTAATGGCACTATTGAAATTGACGTGCCAAACTGGGGTACGTTGACAGTGTACGGGTATCTGCGGTCACTTACTCCGCAGGCACTTGTTGTTGGTGACGCCGCGAAAATGGATGGTTCGATTACGGTTACGAATACGTCTATTACTGGTGTTGGTTCTAACCGTGTTATTACTGAAGTTGGTCCGTCTTGGTCGTGATAAGGTGTTAAATGACTGCTATTACTAATATTGGTGCTCTTTCTAGTTACCTGAATAAGCCGAAGTCTATCAAACTCGATGATACTTGTACGCTGTATGTGAAACAGTTGAAGGTATCTGAGTTTAATGCACTCCGCGAAAAGTGTGAGAAACTTGAACAGAATAAGGATGAACAGGATGTTAGCGCATCGGTTGACATTATCTGCTCCTTGATTACGGATGAAAAGGGTAATCTGCTCTTTAATAGTGAACAGGCGATTCAGGAGTTGAAGGATAATCTTACACTAGATTTCGTGCGTAAGTTCTTCGATAAGTTCTGGGAATCGTTCTCTTTCACTAGTAAGGAGTTAGCTCAAGCCGAGACCACGTTTCGCCAGTAATCCCCTACTGAAGTTCAAATACAAATTAGCACTACAGATGGGGCGTACAGTTGCGGAACTGGACGCCTCATTATCTATAGACGAACTCTATATGTGGGTTGCCTATAGTGCGGGCGAACCTTGGGGCGATGAGCGGTCTGATTGGCGTTCCGCCCACACTAACTATCTGATGGCCTCAATATGGGGTGACGGCAAGAAAAAGTATAAATTACATGACTTCCTGTTAAAGTTTGATAAGAAAAAGACAGAGGTAAATAAAGGCAGTGACATAAACAAGTGGAACGCTATGGTGCTGCAAGCTATGTTCAGTGGCGCTAAGAAGAAAGGGACAAAATGATTAGTTATCTTGGCGTAATTAGAACAATAATGATTGCGGATACTTCGCAATTCCAGAGAGGCATGTTAAGTGCCTCTAAGGATATGCAGAAGGCTGCAGTTAAGATGCGCCGTGATGCGCAATCCCTTGTTGGTATTGGTGCTGCGCTCAATGTTGCTATCACAATGCCCGTGGTACTTGCTACACGGGCTATCATTCGTTATGGTGCGGAATATGAAGCTACCATGATGAAGATGCGGCATGTTTCAGGTCTTACGCGTAAAGAGTTTGCTGCCTTTGAAAAAGACCAACTGGCTATCAGTAAGAATGTCGGTATTGACCCTAGGCAATTAGGACGTATTGGTTATTTAGGCGCACAAGCACAGTTACGTGGTGCAGGTGCGCTATCTATTTTCCAGAATGTTGTAGCTAAGTCTATTAAAACCCTTCCCGGTGAAGCCGACCCAGACGCCGTTGCTGAGGGTTTCCTGAGTATTATCAAGGCGTTCAATCTTGAGGAACGTGATTTTGGCCGTACTATGGCCGAAATGATTAAGACAATTGACTTAGGACGTATCTCATGGCAGGAATATACCAATACTATTCAACAGGTGGTAGCATTATCCTCTTCACTTGGCAAAAAAGATGCACTGAAGAGTCTAAACCTATCGCTTGCTGCAGCTACTTTGGGTGGCGTTAAAGGGTCACAGGCCGCTACCGCCATCCGTAATACATACCAACGTATCTATAAAGAAGGTATGAAACCCGGTTCTACTATGAACCTTGCTGCTGGTATGATGGGGTTTACTGATAAATCTGGGCGTGGCTCCGTTGTTAAAATGTTTGAGGAAGGTGCTGGTGCAGACCTTGCTCAATTTGCCAGTATGATTACTGGCGGGGGCAAGTTTGCTAACCCCCAATATGCCACCGCACTGAAAATAATGAATCGTGAATTTACCACATTCTTAAAACTAGCTAAGACCAGTCCTGAAGAAATGGCGCGATTCCGCGAGGAATACGATAAAGCACCAGAGGAAGTAAAGAAACGGTATCAAGAATCCAGAACTCTCATAGAAAATAGGATGATGGATGTTGGTGCCGCATTTGGAAGACTTAAAAACGCTTTCTTTGAGACGCGTGCTGTTGGTCTATTAGGTGATACATTAGACGCCATTGTCAGATTTCTAGATAAGATAGCAGAATTACCTAATGCTGTTAAGAATCTCATTATGTTGGCCGCTGGCATAGGTACATTAGCCAGTGTTGCTACTCTGGTGCTTGGTACTATCAAATCCATGCAATTGACATGGCAGTTGAATAAACTAATTGGCGACCCTACTGATCCAGTTAATAAGACGATACGAAGGGCGTTATCTGCCACAGGTGCTACAACATCCATACGTACTGCTGTTGTTAATGTACGTGCTACTAATTGTTTGATTACTGGTCGTACTGTTGCGGATGGTCGTATTGCTCGTGATGTTGCAAGAAAAGTAAGCGACCGCATTAAAGGGGTTAAGGTCGGCAGTGCCAAGGCCAACGCTGCATTATGGATGGCTGCGCAAACTGCGCGAACTGCTGCTCATAATAAATCCGCAAATGATCCTATATCAGAAGCATTATATAATGCTGGTAACGATGTTACTTGGGTTCCTAGACGAGGCCCTAGGCTTTTAACCGG